TTCAGCTCTAAAGACTTTACATCTACAGGTAAAGTACTTCGTTCAGGTGCAATCAATCTAGATGGTCCAAATTCTTTGATATTAAAACTAACTACAGGGTCTGATGAATTTACACAAACTGTGTACACATCAACCCCTTTCTACACGGGTCATATACTTCTCGATGGGACTGATTCTATAAACTTTAACGGTGCTGACGATAAATTGGTGCACCACTTTCACTCTGGAGCACAGAAGATGATAAAGGATGTGAAAATTGAGTTTTTCTATATGAGTCATGGTCGTTTGATTCCGTACGATTTTAGAAATCAAGACCATATACTGAAATTTGAAATATCGGGAACCACTGATAAATTGGAAAATTTACCAAAAGTTCCTATAGAAGAACCCAAGAAGGTTGAAAAGGAAGAGCCAATAATAAGTATTCCTGAGATTGTGAAGAATACTTATAAGTGGAGAAAGGAGTATTTATATATTGGATTAATTGTTTTAGTTGGTCTACTCCTTCTATTCTTTATGAAAGGTAAACCGATTACCGGGTTACCGCGTAGACGGGCTGCGCGGGCTTAGCAGTCTTACCAGTGATCCTGGAGATGACTAAGAAGACAACGACAGACAGGAGGGAGGTAAGCACCGCAGTGAGTGCGTACTGAGCACCACCGTTCTTGGGGACCTTGATGATCTGGGTGATGGTCCAGCGGACGAAGTCCATCCACGACATAGCCGCGGCGAACGAGAAACCACCAACAATGGAGTTGAGAGTCTGGGACTGGAGTTCCTGGGTGACAAGGTTTACGGTTTGGAGAGCGGCGGCCGACATGGTGTTTGTTATACTATACGACAGGAAAATAATTACTCTTTTGTAACTTCTTCTTTTGTTACTATTTTTTTAAACCGCTTACCTTTGAGTGTTTTTGTTTTTGAAAAAAGTTGTTCATCATCTGATGAATCATCACTAGAGCTTGAATCTAAATTAGATATATGTAACTTACTGTCTGAGAACGTCCATGCTTCAGGTTCTGAGATGCTCATTACTATTAATAGCATTTTTTAACATGTGTTCTGTCGGATTTTGAGGCACCCAACTTTCCCATCTATCATAGGCTTCGTTCATCTGGAGAAATGTTGAGTCGTTTCCTGAATATCTCTCGAATGGGGGGCAGTCTTCTGGTGAGACGGTTTCCATTTCTTCATCAGATTCTTCATCAGATTCTTCCTCTTCTCCCTGATATATTTCAGGAAACATAGAACCAACTGTTTGACCAACTGTGTACATAACACTGTATTTCATCGCATATTCCATATCTTCTGGGAGAAGTGTATCTCTTTCACAGGCTTTGGAATATTCGGCTGCAAGTAGCGTACTCCTTTCCATGACGGGGAGGAGAAGATTGGTCATGGTTTGGATGTACTGCTCAATCATACCATCACCCCCATCACCGAAGCCAGTTTGCATATTCATCTTTAGTATTTGAGATCAAAAATAGTTTTCGCAGTTCCCTCACCTACACGAAGGATGTTGTAGTTTACAGCGTATACTCGAACTTGTCTTGGAAAATCTATACATGGTGTAAGACTTAGGTCTAATATTTGCTCTTTTACGAGACTGAAATTAACCTGACCCGTTGGATACCATTCTTCTGGTTGTAAAGCAAAACTATATGAATAGAAACGTCTAATAAGTTGGGTTTTTGAGTGATGTATGGCCGCCTGTACAGCCTTGAGAAAAGGCATTGTCCCTGTATCCTTGGTAATGATTTCCTGACCATCGAGGGTAAGTGCAAGATGGTCCAAATTCTCCCAAAGTATATACTTATTCCCAGTTTCTTCGAGTAAACCATCATAATCAAATGGGGTAACGAAGTTTCCCTCGAAGTTTGAATTTGCCTCTGTGGGGAGATCAACACCTACCGCGTATCCACCAGTAGCATTAACATTACTCCCATATCTCTGAATAACGAAATATAACTCTTTCACTGGATTTATGAAATCTAGTTTAAACTTTCCAGTGTTTACACCCACACCTAAATCGAATACATTTTCCTGAATTTGGGTAATGAGATAGTCTCTTTTTGTTTTTTGAAATTTAATCCTTTCTTCACAGTCTAAATGCACGACTTCTGTACAGAGTTGGAAATCTACAATTTTCTTTGTCTCCCCTGAAATGTCAGCATAATCTCCAGCTGTTAGAATAACAATATCCTGTGCATTCCGCAATTTGAATTCAACCTCAACTTCCTGACGGTTTATAGCACATAGAGGTATGGCAAGTTCTGGGTGGTTGTAAAAGTAAAATGGTAAGTCTACAAAAAAACTTACATCTACCAGATTTCCTAAAGCGTTTCGGGCAGCAATCAGAGGGTTTGAAACACGTATATGTGCCGTTCTCTCTGGAAACTTACCAATAAGTTCTTCTAGAGCATTTTGTTTCGTTTGGGTAACAAAATGTTCGGAATAAATTTGAAGATAATCACTTGTCAAACGCTGAATAACCTTACCACCGATGATTAGGTCTACGTGTTCTATGAGAGCGTGTCCAGCTGATTCTATATAACAACCACCCGATAAGCTAATTGCAGGTAAAGTGACCTTTAAACTCAAGGTTTTCAATAAATCACCCTGATTTTGGGGGATTCTAAACTTGACTGTACTACCAAAGTCAGCCTCATTCTCTGGATCTAGATCAACATATTGATTTGAAAAGTTTGTATGTTTTTTAAAACTTTCCAAAAAATAACTGTAGTCTGGGTCCAATGTAAAGAACTTCTCTTGAGGCCCTGAAGATGCCAATTGAAGTTCACCAGCCATTACTACTATATCAATCTAAAATTTTAAACCAGCTAATCCACTATTGATTCTTAATATGTTGTAATTGACGGCATATATACGTGTATCATTATCACTCTCTACAAATTTGACATCGTTGAAAACATCACGTGGACCCTCAATTGTTATCTTTAACATTTTGTGTGCTATACGACTCATGTTAACCTGTCCTGTTGGATAATAGACCTCAGGTTTGAGTGAGAATGAGTACATACCAAATTTAGCTGGTCCAAATCTATCTTTAACCCCATTAAGAATAAATGGAAGACCAGGTTCAATTACACTAGAAGATGGTGAATTTACATGGTGTTTTAGGGATTGTTCGTATGCAAGAAATTTCATATTTTGGTTGAATACTACTTCATTGTTGAATCGAAGTTCAGCATTTGTTATCGTATTGTATTCATTTGGGTAATTGTTTTGGAAAGAAACATCAGATTGAGAAACAAAGAAAAGTTCTTTCACTGGGTGTTTGAAGTTGAGCATAACTGATTTTGTATTATTACCACTCTTCATCTTGAATTTAGACATTTGCACCTGTGTAATGAGATAATCTAAAGGTCTCGACTTCAAGAAATTACTTTCATCTGGGGATACATAGATAAACTCTGTATCCATTGAGAACTTCGGAATTGAAGCGATGTTATCTTGAAACGAGCCACCACCAAATATGAGTTCTTTCAAAGGTCTGGTCTTAATTCTAACCTCCACAACTTGTTTTGTTAGGGCACATGTTGGTATAGCTAGGGATGGATTTCTATAAAAGTAGAATGGAAGTTCTAAGAAATAGGTGTAATTCGTTCCGGAAGCATAACTCAAAATATTACCATGTCCAGTTAAAAAGTAAAGTGTTTGGTCTATATCATCACTAGTGTTATAGAGTTGTTGATGCATATAAATGTACTCTCCTGTGATTCTTTCAATCAATTGCCCCCCTATAAGAAGGTCTGCATGCTCAATTAGATGAGTTATAACAGACGGACACCATATATTATTGTTTGCCCCACCGCTGTCAGGGGTTGGGTCTTGGAGAGTTATCTTCAACGTAAGGTTCTTAACTAAATCACCTTTGTCCCCAGGTATTCTACATGTGATGGTACTATCAAAGTCTATATCTCCGTTAAACTGACTTTCAATGAAATCGAATGAGAACTTTGAATGCCTTTTAAAGTTTGTCAG